CAAGGTTGTCATCAATGGCTACACGGGACCGAATATACTATCACCCATCGCAACATCGATTGGTTCCATGCTGAACGGGCCGATTAATACAATGGAAACAGTCGGAAACACAGTGTATATTGGTGGTAATTTCACAGGAAGTAATGATGGGACTAAAGCATACCCGCGCATCGCAAAATGGGATGTCATTAATGGTCTTCAACAAGTAAACGGATCGATTGGGCCATCCGCAAATGTTTATTCAATGGTCTATGATACAACTAAAAATTTAATGTATGTGGGGGGAGATTACACAATGTGGGGGGGATTAACAGGAAACCCACCTTATATAGGATCCTTTAATGTTTCTACAAAATCATTCAAATCACTCGGCACATCGGGTTTCACAGGAAACAGCCCTTGTTTGTCTTTGGCATTGGATACTTCCGGAAAACTATATTCTGGATGGAACAGTTTTACTCCAACCCAACAATTATTTATCTATGATAATGGAACATGGACAGGGTGTACAGGACTTTCAAGTGTTGCCCCCTATCCTAAGAAAATATTAGTGGACAATGCGAATACAACAATGTATGTTGGATATGGTTCTACTCTTGCTCCGTTTTCAGAATTATACCGATTATATTCTATAAATACAGAAATAGGAGCAAATACATTAATATATAATGCTACCAATAATGGAAGTTCTTCTTCATTAACAATGACAATGGATAATTCCAATAAATTATACATTGGGGTAAAACCAGCAACAGAAAAAGTATTTTTACCATTCGGTGGGAAATCCTATATGGGCACTTATGTATACGGGGGCAATGTTTCTCCTTTTCAGGAGATCACCAACCCAATCAACTATCTTAATTATGACAAGACCAATAGCGAGTTGTACATATGCGCCAATACCTTTAATTCCACACTCTCAACAAATATAAACGGACAACCCTACCAGAGCATCGTCAAGTATGATGGAGCGTCTTTCCAGAATGTAGCCGATGTTGATGTTTTTAGCAACGGAATTCTGGCTCCTTTAAACAATTCTACAATTTTAATTTCTCCGTATAATTTATATGGGTCATATAAAACCCAACCATCAAAAATTTCAGAAACAAACCAAATTTACATGTACAATGGTGCGTGGATCAATAAAAATGCCTCATTGTCCATAACAGCGCCCATTAATTATTCTAATGGAAACACTGGATCTTCTTATACATTATATAAAATTGGTGATAAGGTTGATATGAAGTGGAGTTCAACCACAAATAGCTGGTGGGTTTAAAATTGTTTTTTATTCTGCTGGAATAAAAATATATTCAGTTTATAATTGAATTTATGATTTTCATACATTTGGACCAAGGTATTTTACCAGTATTCTCTGGGTGTTCTTTAATTTTTTGTAGAATCTGTGGTTGTAGTAAATCTGGATGGACATACCAGGTTTCAGATACACGCCATTCTAAATCTTGTTCCGTTAAAACATTATGGAAAATCAATATATAATTGTAGTGAAGAAACATCCTACAAGTTATCGATTGGACATTTGAATTTTCCGTGTGTCGAATACTCACGACACCAAATGTATAATGATTCAAAATTGGTAGTAATTTTTCAAATGCCTCAAATGCGTCCGCATTCTCAATATCAAAAGAAAAATAATCAATATGTTTGGGCATATTATGTTGTTCTAAAAGTTCTAGATAATCTAATTTATGAAAATCACCTGAAAGATAAGTAGAATTGGGTCTTTCTGTCTCGTATGTTTTTTCTTCATCATTTCCAATCAAAAGCCCTGTCCAACCATGTTGGGTTTCAAGTTTTAGTGTGTTGAAAAAATAACCAGAAATGTCAAGATACAATCCGGATTCTTTCTTATTGGTGAGCAAGAAAACAACATGATCTTGTTTAACTTGTAAGCTTTCGTAATCCTGGGTTGTTAATTTCCTACCATAAAGCGCTCCTGAATTTGTGCGATTTGATTGTATTATATCCAATTGTTCTTCGAAAGAGATTGGAAACTTTCTTTGGAAATTCATCAGATTATTGAATGGGAAACGATTATAAAGAGAAGAAGATTGTGTGCGCAATGATTTTAATCTTGAAATTTTTTGAAGTGATGTCAAAAGTCCAGGGGGTATGATCCTATACCCAAGTGTGGCAAAAGGACACACACCCCCACTGCCTCCTAGCTGTGCTGTTCCGCTGACATAAACCCCAATCGAATCCCCTTTTTTGACATAATATTCAAACTGGGATTCCAAAAAAGTTCTGCTATTGCTTGATGGTTCTGTTATCGCGTACGATACACCTGTAAAAAAGGTGTTCATATTACTATCCATAACAATTAACGAAATACTCGCATTACCAGGAGTTCCAGATGAACCCGGTGATAAAACATAAAGCATCTTAAAAGAAGTGAGGACACAATCTTCGGGTGCTATAAAAGGAAATCCTCTCAAATCAACAGTTGGATTACCATTTGTTGGAAAGTTTCGCCCATTAATAATATATCCATTATATGAAGATGTTAATGAAGAAGAAGATGATGCTGTAAAAAAATAAAAAAATTGTTCGGTGGTTGGAATATATCCATTAAAAATAGTATTACTGGGGAGCTGAATGACATCTGTCGCAAACGCCTGACTGATAAGAGGAACCCCATTGATGAGTGTTCTTGCCGGAAGATTAATATTATCTCCAACTCCAATCGAAATTGGAGCACCCCCAATGGTAAGGTTATTTTCTATTTTCATGGGGCTATTGACAATTAATGTATTGTCTTCAAATTGAAGGGGAACAATTCTTTTGTTAACATCGACAACTTCACATGTTATTTCAGGAATCTCTTGACAACAAGTTTTCATTATTTCTTATAGTAAATTTTTTATTATTATTTAAACAGGTGGCACAAATTTATATCCCAATGTCGCAAATTGACAAGTTCCTCCAGCACTGCCAGCATATGTAAAGTAGATACCAACAGACCATCCTTTGGGTAAAGAATATTGGAATGTCGTATCGGCATAATATTTGGTTCCTCTTGGGCAAGAGGGGATTGTTGCGGTGATTCCAGTATTGATTACAACAAGAGGATTAGATGGATCTATTACATGAATTTCAGCAGTTGCGTTTATAATCGTGCTTGGCGCGGAAGATTGCACCGCAAAGGAAAATACAAGGGATGTTAAAAAACAATCCTCAGGCGCAAAAAAGGAAAAAACTAAATTAGTAGTTGGAACTATTACGCCAAACGCAAGTATATTAGATCCTATTATATAATTACCTGAACTCGTATAACCCGATGTATTAAAAAAATAAAAATAATTTGTGGTAAAAATTGAAAACCCATCGATGGTTGTTTGAGGGGGTAATTCCAGTATATCCCCAGTAAAAGGCAAACCATCCAGAGGATTTCCATCAATTGTGCTTGTATCTGGCAAATCCAGAACATTGTCAACAATTGTTAAGGGTTCTTCGTTAATATACACAGCTGTTTCTACTGAAAGAGGACTATTAATCACCAACGTATCATTGACATATTGTATTGGTTCGATCCTGTTTAGTATTTCTTCAATCGCACAAGCTACTTGTGGAACATTTTGACAGCAACTCATTTTTTTATACAAACATAAAAAAATTTACAAGAACTTGTATCCTAATATTGCGAACGCATTGACCTGTGAAGCACTGCCACTATATGCTACTTTTATTCCTACCGCATAACCTTTTTCTAGAGGGTATTGAAACGTTATGGAAATAAAATTTCTGGAAGTAATAGGGCATGCTGGGATTGTTGCCGAGATTCCTGTATTTACAACAACACCCGTCAATGATATAGTATATATAGTAGCAATAGCATTGGTAATACCAGCCCCGGCACCAGCCACCATTAACGAAAAAAGTAATGAAGTCAATACACAATTATTGGGGACAAGAAAAGGATAATTTGGGACAAAAGTTGTAGAAGAAGATGTGCTGTTTGTATTATTTATAAAAAACCCATTTTGGAATGGAGGAATACTTAAATTGGTGGTATAGAAATAAAAATAATTTGTATTGAGGATTGGGTAATCACCTATTTTTGTCTTGTTGGGTAATATATAGACACCATCTACATAATGGGGACTTACCAATGGAACACCCCCAACGGTTGTGCCTTCAGGTAATGATAATACACCATTCTCTCCTCCAATGGCAACACCATCAATCTCAAGAGAAGTATTGACGGACACTGGGCTGTTGACAATAAACACATTGTCAATAAATTCAATAGGAGTAATACGCTGGAGAATATTGTTTATAGAACAATCCATATCTCGTATATCTCCACAACAAGTTTCCATTTCTTATTGAAAAATATTTAAATCTATTGTAAAAAAAGATTACAATGTATCTTCTTCTAAACTCAAACGCACAAAAATCGATTCAATCAAGGGTGTTTCTCCGTCAGCATTGGGTGTTGATGTTCGCACCTGGATAATATGAGCACAATAATATCCAATCCCACCATTGAGGTGCTGGTTGCTTCTGGCTGAGAAACCATATGTGGGTATCCCAAACGCGCGGGCATTCGCAGTGTCCACAAGCAAAGATGCCTCCGCCATGATGGATTCAGGAAACATTGTCTGTGTCAGCAAAAAATCCGACGATGCGACTTCGACACCCCTAAAAGGATCACTTGTATTAATGTAGGGTAAAAATTTCTTGTAGGATAACATCTTGTAGAGTGTGATATTCCATTGGAAATAAGGATTGTAATTCAATGGCACATAGGTAGGTGTATAATAAGGTTCAAACGAAATTTTTCTCATAATCAACAATTCGGGAAAAAAAGAATCAAACATCGCATCCCCATCTCCATCATAGAGAGAAAATTTTAAACGATACCCCTCATAGTAATCCACTGGGATAGGATAATATTCCATGGCTGTTTTTGCCCATATCATCAATGAGTATCTATATTTATAGTATCTGGATTCGTCCATTGGATTATTGATATAATCGGTGCCATCAATTTTTACCTGTTCGAATAAATCAATCATTTCGGGTGCTGCCAAAATTTCATCCAAGTAATTCTTTAAATCAATGAAACGGATACCCGTCAGCCCCATTTTTTGAAAAATGAGTTTATTCGCACCACAGGGATTGTCGTGAACTAAATAAATGGCTTGTTGCATTGTTTGGGTGCCTCCCTGTTGTGTTGTAGGGGCGATCCGTATTGTATTCATTTTGACAATGTCCATTTATTATTATTAAAAATATTGTTTATCAAAATAATTTATTTTCCATGTTCAGTTTATACATCAAGTTTATCAATTCCATTTTAGGGGTTGTTTTTTCGTTGACGTTTGTTGTATTTATTTCGGGGGTCCTTGCTGAAAACAATAGATTCTCTGTAGTTGTGAATGTGCTGGGTGTTCCAAATTCTTCCAAAGCCAATCGAGCAAATACAGATTCGATCAATGTTGTATCGCCATTCTCATCTGGTATCGTGTAAATATCGATAATGTGAGCACAATAATAGGCAATCCCTCCTACTTGTAATTGATTGCTTCTATTGGAAAACCCATATTTGGGCACACCAAACGTCCGGGTATTGGCCGAATCGACAAGCAATGATGACACTGCCATGATAGTTTCTGGCAGTGCTAATTGATTAATGACAAAATCCGAATTCTTTGCGGCTAAAGACTGACTATTCGAAATATCAAGATATGGCAATAAAATATAATTATTACACATCTTGTAAAGTGCCAGAGTAGTGGGTCCAGTTGGATTGAATACAGCTGTAGAAACCAATGCCACTGTATCTCGTGTATATACACCACCAGTTTCTGTTATGATCTTGAGGGTTGGGGTATTTGAACCAAAAATCAAGCTCCCTGACCCATCATACACTGAAAATGAAAATTCATAACCAGTATAAAAGGTTGGAGAAATGGGCAGGTTGGAAAGCCCCGCCTCTGCCCATTGGCTCATGGAATACAAATACTTGTTCTGTTTCTGGACATCCAGAGGACTGTTGACAAAATCCGTTCCATCAATCCTCACCTGTTCGAACAACAATCTCATTTCATCTGTTCCCAGTATATCATCCAGATAATTCTTTAAATCAATATAGCGGATCCCACTGAAACCCATTTCCTGGAAGATGAGTTTGTTGATCCCACATGGGTTATCATGTGTAATGTATATGGATTGTTGGATGGTTTGGGTGCCCCCTTGTTGTATGATGGGGCACATTCGCAATTTGTCAAGAATATGAGCTGAATTATCCATTTCTTATTATAATTATTTTAAATAAATCTTATAAGAAATGGACAGTTTTCGTATCCATAATAAATTTCGTATTTGTCCAACTTTACAACAGGGAGGAACACAAACCATCCAGCAATCGATCTATCTAACACACAACAACCCGTGTGGCGCAAATCAATTGGTTTTTCAAAAAATGGGGCTGACGGGTATTCGGTATATTGATCTAAAGAATTATCTCGATCAAACATTGGCATCGGAACCAATGAAATTATTGTTTGAAGAATTGCGCCAGCGTGGGACAGAATACATCAACAATCCTAACGATAATTCCTTTTATTTGAAGTATTTGCTTGCGTTGTCGAATTGGGCAGTTGCGGGTTTCGATAATATCCCAATCCCACCCGATTATTATAAAGGGTATTATATGAAATTCTCTGTCTATGATGGTTCCGGTGCTGCGATCTATGATTCTGATTTCCCATTGATCAAGATTGTTTATGTGCAGAGTGGAAATATTTACAAACAAAAAGTCAAATTGTATATTCCTAATCCTTTTACCCCACAACAAGATGCTGAAGTTTATAAAATATGCAACAATTATGCTGTAGCACCATGGATCTCTGAGGATATCAATGCGAGTGCTATTAATTTTTATATTCGATATTCTGATTTTTTTGCCAACCAGGTCGCACTCCCCGAGTCCATCATGGCAACCGCATCCCTTCTTATTGATACCGCCAATACCCGCACTTTTGGCATCCCCACTTATGGCTTTTCGGATCGTGTCGATGTATTGTTCAATGGGGGCATCAGTTATAATTGTTGTCAGTACCTCAACATCTATACTGTCCCTGATGAAGACGGCAACACCACCCTCATTGAAGGCCTTTTCGCCCGTCTCACCCTTTACGAAGATTCCGCCATCATCCCCGTCACATAATTTCCTAAAAATGATCTAAAGAAATTAAAATATACTATTGAGATGATGAAAATGCCACCATAGCACATTGATAGTGCGCTTGCCTTGTAAGCAAGAGGTCCCCAGTTCAATCCTGGGTGGTGGCTTGGTGATATTTTCATTATTTTTCCAATAATGAAACCATCATAAAGAATAAACAAACTCAACAAAAACTTTTGAGAAATTCAAATCTTGATTATGTGGTTATGATTGGAAACATAAATACAGCCATGGTTCATAATATCCTTCATAATACCATTGTGAAAGAGGATACAATGGTCGTATTGCCCATTTACCACGATGAGAAACAATGTCCGCAACAATATGCGCACTCCAATAAAGAGTCATTTCACTGGGAACCAACGGTAAAAAAAGAAATGAATGTGGTAGAAAAACTAAAAAAGCAAGGCGTGAATCACTCATCTCATCCCATTTCTTATGAGATAAACCTGCGTGAATGACTAATGGCAACATGAACAAATCCGGACCAATACTTCCTATAATTACCGAGCGGACATTCCGTTTCCTGAAGATCCATGCGAGAACAAATCCAATAACGACATGTTCCACCCACAACATTCAGTATTTCTTTTTTTTTTCTTCCATCTTAGATAATAAAATATAGGATTGAGAAATAAATATATTTTCTTTTATTTAGAAACAATTTCTAATCATTTACATTCTGGTTTGTTATTTTATTTGTTGTTTATCATGGCTTTTCAAATTGTGTGAATGGCGATATCGGTTTCAATACCTCAATATCTATACTGTCCCTTTTCGCCCAAGATGTCGTCCTATTGTTTGATTTCCTAAAAATGATCTAAAGAATTGTAATTCATTATTTTCTAAAAATAATGAAAAGTTGTTTTTTTAATTAATATACAATTTGTCTTCGTGCACACACGTTCTTTTATTGTTCTTTTTTATGTCATCTATTTTCTTATTCTGGAATGATTGTGCTCATTTTATATTCAAGAGTATAATTATTAATTATTTCTAAACTATTTTAGAAATAAAATAATAAAAGAAAAACAATGAAAGTACTTGTCTTGTTGTCAATGGTTATTCTGGGGTGTAATGGTCATTTCTTACGAGGAACTATGGAAAAGAACAGCACATCATTAATCGTTTCAAAAGAAATATCGTGTGTGGGTGGATTTTTTTATTATACTGGATGCCGTGATCCAAGCACACCAATAGTATCAAATCCTTGAATAAACAAGTACCCATAATAAGCTCATTATTTTTGTAATTATTATCGAATTATAAAAATATTGAAAGCCACCGGCGTGTTTCGATCACGCTACTTTGACGTTACAAACGACATGCTCTTCCGATTGAGCTACGGTGGCATCGGTCCGGAAGCCATTGCCTCCTACCCTTATCATCCGTTGTCTTTAGATCAATTTCTATAAAATAAAATCTAAAACAAATTTTTCAATCAATCCATCGGCTATGCGAGAATTGGTCTTCATGTTTTGACCTTGGATTTTTTTAGAAAAATAATTAATAAACTTTTGTAATCATAAAAAAAATCATGAATGGATTGCTCATAATCTTTTTCTTTGTTTTCATGTATGTCGCTGGGTTTGGCACATCCGCATATATTACGGATAAAAACTTTTTGAAAGAGATTGAAAATGATGATATGGTGGGGCAAGCCCAGAAGGACGAATACAAAAACAAGATTATACCCAAGGATCTTGCTATTATGATTTTAGGATGGGTCTTTTTTGCCATCTGTTGTGGTTTGATGTTATGGTCAGCTATAACAGAATAAATGTTTCGTATTGGTGATTCAATTTCGTCGCAAGTCGTCCTACATCGCATACATGAACTGTGTCTTTCAAGACCACTGACGTTTTTGGGTCTAAACCGATGTCTCCATAGGAGAACTGAATGATGGACTCATTCACTCCCCTCACTGTATTGTCGTATTTTATCTGTAGGTCCTCCGCTATTTTTACCATGCGTCTCTGGACGTAGCCAGAGGTGGAAATGCGAGTACGATTTCAAAAAACTAAAAGTATAAAAGTAATACAAGATTGAAATGTTGGAAAAATGAACCTTCGTAAAAGACAGATCTAAAAAATACGAAACGAATAAGAAATGAGTATTGTGGAAATTTGGAAAAATATACCTGGGCATGAAGATTATGAGGTGAGCAATACGGGAAAGTGTCGCAACAAGAAAAACAACCGAGAACTCAAGAATGACCGTATCAAGTTTGCTGGAGACCCGAAGGGGTATATGATCGATCGGTTCATTGCTGAATTGTTCCTGGACCAGACACCAACACAGGTTCTCTTACATAAAGATGGCAACAAACGAAATAACCGAGTGGATAATCTGTTTTGGGTTGTGCCCAAGAGTGAAACCATGAAAGCAGAAAAGGAGTTGGAAAAAAAGGCAAGATTGGAGCATAAAGTGAGCGAAGATGAGTTTTGGAAGGATGTTCCAAAATACCCGAATTACGAGATCTCGAATATGGGGCGATGTAGGAATAAGGAAACAGCGTACTACTTGACAGGTCATGAATTGAGATTTGAAGGGACTTATAGCCAAAAGTTCATGAGGGATCACTTGGTGGCGGAATTGTTCTTACCTCCTCCGCCTACTGATGATTTCAAAAATTCGCGACGATTTTTAGAGCATCTCAATGGCGATAAGAACGATTGTAGGGCATCTAACTTGCGTTGGTTTCTATCGAAAAAGGAGAAGAAGGTATTAAAAAAGAAAGCCGAACTGAATGACCCAAAATATGTGAATGAAGAGTGGAAAACAATCGAGTGTTGCCCAACGTATGAAGTCAGTAATTGGGCAAGATTTCGTAATAAGAAAACGAACACCATACGATATGGATCAAAAAGAATAGATTCTGGATATGTAACTATTTGTATTGATAAGAAAAGTTATTTTGTTCATCGTCTCGTAGCATCGACATTCATTGTTAATGATGATCCTCTTCGCAAATGGACCGTCAATCACATTAATTCTGTTCGAGATGACAACAGATCTGTCAATCTTGAATGGGCATCCTCCGCAGAACAGTCGGCGCATATCGTTAAGTGTAAGCGTGATAATGGTAAAAAGTTCAGATCACGACCCGAACGGAAACATTCAATCGAAAGGCTTGATCGTGTTACAAAAGATGTTCTTGGTGAATATGAAACCACCAGGGATGCGTGTGCTTGGATACTACTTAAGGAAGGTGATGAAGACATAATCGAATCAGATCTTAAAAAGCTGTGCCGTTCGTTTAAGAAGAAAATGAACATCCGTATCAGACGGAATATTGAGTATGAAGATTATGGCTACATATGGCGTAGAAAAGAAGAAACATTGGAAGGTGAATTATGGAAACCGATCCTCCCGCAATATATGGATGGTTGTAAGGATTACCTTGTTTCTACACACGGACGGATTAAACACAGATTAGGATACTTAGTAGTAGGTTCAACACTCAGTGGATATAAAGTTTTTAAGATAGGTAAAAAAACTTATCGTTTTCATAGGATGACAGCTTTCATGTTCGTAGAAAATCCAGACGATAAGCATGTTGTAAACCATATTGACGGAAATAAATCAAATAACCATTATTCAAATCTTGAGTGGGTTTCTAACCAAGAAAATTGTCAACACGCACATGATACAGGACTCAACCGAACAAAACGTGCCATCATCCAGACTGATAAAGATGGGCAGTTTATTAGGGAATTTGATAGTATAAAAGAAGCTCAATCAAGATTGGGCATAGCCCATATAAGCGATGTATGTCGTGGAAAGATGTCACATTCTCACGGTTACTATTTCAAATATAAGGAATAATTATTAGTTTAATACTTGAAAACTATTGAATTATTATATAATAATTCAATTCATTACAATCTTAAAATCTTCGTCCCATATTATTGAATCTTTTGTTCGTATTGGTGATTCAATTTCGTCGCAAGTCGTCCTACATTGCATACATGCACATCGTCATTCATGATCACCGATGTCTTTGGATCTAAACTGACGTCGCCATAAGAAAACTGAATGATGGACTCATTCACTCCCCTCACTGTATTATCGTATTTGATTTGTAGGTCTTCCGCTATTTTTACCATACGTCTCTGGACGTAGCCAGAGGTTGACACTTTTTGACTGGTGCTTATGATACCAATCCTTCCAGACATGCTATGGAACCAGTATTCTCGTGGGTTCAGTCCATGGATGAACGAGTTGCGGATAAAACCCCTTGATTCGTACATCATGTCCTGGTTCTCAATCTTGTGTGGGTAATGGTACAAACTCCTTGTGCCATTGGACAAGAGGTTATTCACACGCGATCCCTCAATGTCCTGTTGCCCCAGAAGCCCGGTGATCTGGCAGATGTTGAAGTAATCCCCTTTCGCACCCGAGATGATGGTCTTCATGAAATTATTGTCCTTATCAATCGCATTCTTCGCAATCACCATCCCCAAATCACGAGCACTCCCCAATGAACGAATGACATAATTCTCTCGCAAGAATTCATTCTTGATGTTGTTCTCCATATTCTGTGCCTGGAGGAACGATTTGGCGACCGTGTCCTGGATCTCGGTGTGCCGTGTCACCAGACAGTCCTTGATCCCCACACTGAATCCATAGCGCTGGGCGTAGGCATTCGTGATGAACTGGACATTATCCAAAAACTGGAGGCACCGATCCACCCCATATTCCTTGTGGATCAGGGTGATGAGAGAAAAATGACCAGCGCCCAATTGGGCCTTGTTGATGGTGCCTTTCAACAGCATCCCCGCCTCAATCACCACTTTGGGATCTTCTGGATCGGCCTTGTTGTGGGATTCATAAAAAAAGTCAGTGGGCAGGATCATCGAGAACAACATCTTGCCCGTGTATATTTTTTTCGTTGGTTTTGTTTTTTCCCAGTATTGATCGACCCTCTGGAGGATCTCGTCAATTGTAATATCGCGGAATGCCATACACAACTGGAAGAAATCCTCCCTTGTAATGGGGTCCTTCCGGATGGTCATGAGGTACGCCGCCAACATGGAATCCTGGACAATGACAATATTGGCTTTGCCACTCTGTACAGAAATAATGTGGTTGCCCACGGAAGACAAGATACGCAGCTCTGCCTCGGCATCGGGGGATGCCGGCATGAATACATTCATTTCGTCTCCGTCGAACATCTAGCCCTTATGCTTTCACATAAAGATGGAGTACACCTTAGATTTTCATCGTGGTTGATCAAACCACTCCAACCCACAACCATCTACTCTCTGCTCCTTCTTCGTGTCCTGATCCTTAACGGACTTACGAAGCTTGGGTCAGGATTGTCCATTTCTGGTAAATAATACCGTCATCCTTGCCGTTTTTACCATCGGAGCCGGTCATTACCCGGGATCCCTCAAAGAGTTTCCCCAATGAGGTGGTAGGCGAAGGCTTTAGGAGTTCCCCTGAGTTTGATTGTGTTGCCTAATGTTTTACTAAAATGGTCTCGAGACGACCATTTGGAAAACAAGAGACTAGACAGTTATATCAAAGGTGGAATTTATACACTTTTTCCCCATAGGTATTTCCACCAACCTACAAGGATGCTGCCTATTGCGGACATCGACTTTATCCGCATTGAAAGTTTTTGTTGTCGCTAAATTCATTCTAATCGTTTTTCCAGGTAAAATTTTAACCTGTTGTGCTACCATACTTCCACTGTGGAGGCCGTGGATTTTTCCCTATATTTTCACATAGGGCGAGACTATACATCAAGCCTTCATCGGAGTCGTGACCCTCCTCAGACCGATCCCCGTTGTGTATCGTGATTTAAATCATAAAATAATTTTATCTCAGTCACCTCCTTTTCTGGTTCATTTCTAATATAATATTCAACTTTCTCTTTAAAAACATTTAATTTGTCTTCAAATTCTTTTTTCTTTTTTGTTTTGACTCTCATAATACCATCTTTTCCTATACCCCAACAAGATGTTTTTTTAATTCCATTTTCATCTATATACCCATCCGGATTGAATCTTATGACAACTATAGGTCTGTACCCACAATCCCGCATGATCGCCATCACTCGCAAATTTTCGCAAGAATAACTTATTGAATTATGCTGATTTTCATCATGTTCCAATAATATAATATGACTTCCCATATCCAGTATGGCATCAGGGCGATATTGAGAACAACCGTATTCAATTTTCCTATTAAATTGCCAATCATACTCCGCAAAATTCTTCATAATATAATCAACCCATACTTTTTCTTTGGTCCTATAGTTTTTTGGTATTGATTCGTTTGGAAAAAAATACTGAAAACATCTAACACAATATCCTCTATATTTACGATTGCCATAAGTATAACACATCGTTGTAATATGACCTTTACATGTCCCATTTCCATTACACTCAAAACATACATGTCGTCGTTTCTTATGTTCACAAATTTCACTACCACCACAATCCACACATAAACTTCGTCGTTTCTTATGTTCACAAATTTCACTACCATCACAATCCACACAACGACTTCGAATTTTATTGTGTTCACAAATTTGGCTACCTTCGCAATCCTTACAATTACTTCGCTGTCTATTATGTTCACATATGAAATTACCCCCACAATCAATACAAATAATTCGGCGTCTATTATGTTCGCAAATGGAACCACCTCCACAATCGACACATTGACTCCTTTGTTTATTATGTTCACAAATAGAACCACCACCGCATTCAATACATTGACTTCTAATCCTATTATGTTCGCAAACTGAACCTCCTCCACAATCTCTACATATACTTCTTACTTTATTATGTTCACAAATAGAACTACCTCCACAATCCATACAAATGTTTCGAATCTTTCCATGTTCGCAAATCGAACCACCCCCACAATCTCTACATTGACTCCTTTGTCTATTATGTTCGCATATTGATACACCCCCACAATCTTTACATACATTTGGACGACGATTATGTTCGCACATTCTTCGGGCCATTTTTTTGTTTTTAATTCTATTTTCCTAGTAACTATTTCATTTTTTAAACCACGATACAGTCGTTGAGTGCTACTCATAGGCAGTCACGATTTATAGCCCTTAGAGTTTCATTGCGGATTACCCAATCTCAGAGGTTTTTACCTTCCACACGACATTACCCGTGCTGCTGCGTTTCCAGTTTCCTAGAAACCGCGGTACTCTCGAGCTCTAAGGGACTTCCCGCAATTGGGGGATCTTGCCACCCAGTCGGCTGACCGGATGACTAGGTAGTTATATCAAGGAGTGGATTACACTGTTTTCCCAATATGGTATTCCACTCAACCATACTGGCAGCTACCTGTTCCTACCCTCCCATTTTATTGAGTAGGTTGTCGGTTCAATAACAGAATATCATTGTCGATCATCTTCCTTTCCACCACATCCCCAATCTGGATGCTGACCGGTTTCGATGTGTTGTACACAATATCTTTCATAATCTCCCCATTCCTCACAATCTTGTCGCCTTCTTCCAGTGAGAACAATTGTTTTTCGGCGGTGATCATATCCACTTTGCCCGTCTTTTTCTTCACCACATAATCCCCATATTGTAAGCGTGTCCCCTGTTTGTATTGCGCGTACTTCATATTGATCCGGGTCTGTCCATTGTCCTTCAACAAGAAATTCACCATCCCCTTGTCAATCCATTCGTACACCTTGTTGATGTTGTATTTTGTGACACGGACTGGATAAGACAGCGTGTCGGCAAAATGCTGGGGGATGGCAATCTCATCGGTCCGCAGGGTGGGGTCCGGTCCAATGACCGTCCTTGCCGATTTGTCGACACGCTTCCCCAACAAATTGCCCCTTAACAATCCCTCCTTCCCTGTCAATCGTTTCTTGATGCCCTTCAAGGGTCTTCCGTTGCTGTGTTTGGAACTCCCCTGATCGTTGTTGAACAAGCACTTGATCCGGAACTTGATGATCTGGGTGTATTTCTGTTTCCTCAACTCGTTCAGTGTGGGGTCGCCCAGATGCTTGTTTGCCTTGATGATCTCGATATACTGGATGGTAAGGTCGTCATCGCATGTGGTGTTCTCGGCCACAAGATAGGGACGACAGACAGGGGGCATGACAGGCAATACCGTCAGGATCAAATTTTTGGGGTGGCAGTATTGGGGGTCAAACCCCAATAAACGAATGTCCTCTTCCCGTATATTTGTCAAGATTGTGCGGACATCACTTTCCGACAAGACGATCCGCGACCCATCATTCTTAAAAACCATGTAGATGATCTTTTCGGTGGAAGAAAACACATACTTGGGCTGGATTGTATCACACCCCATACAATGGTAGATCCTGTCCATCTTTTCCAGGATCTTGAGGAATCGTGTCTGGTTCTGGAAACGCAATAGGTTCTCCAGTTTCAGTTGAGAACTGGTCATGAGCATCTTGGAACACTTGTAGCAGACACACTTTAAGAAATTCAAAACCTGCTTGTAAAAGAGGGGGTGGATAATATCAATATTCAGCTTGATATGGCCCATATGCCCCACACAATCCTTGGAATTCTGCTGGCATTGGACACACCTTTTGGAGTGCTCGATTGTGCCCATCCTCTCATCATAAACAGAATTAGGACCATTCATCTTGGTTGAGAATACTTCACACACGGATTGCTTGAGGATGAATTCGGGGGACATGATCTCAAATTCCACCCGATCCAGTTCCTCGATTTCCAGATCCATCATATTGTTTTTTTTACAAGAAGGATCTGGAAATACAAAAATCAATTTTTACTTTTTTTGTTTCTTTTTTTTATGGTGCGTTTTTTACCTTTTGTATGGGCATTTGCTAGGTAATAACCACAGAACATACCGAGTGTATTCATAACAACATCCTGCCATCTGCCATACCACCACCCCTTTTTATCGTCGGTCGTGATGACATACTTGCATTTGGAAAGGTAAAAGGGGTGATCGGCCGAGTACGATTCAATCATTTCCCATAATACCCCCATCACGAATATGGTTGTCAAGTTTTGAGGAAAAAAATACCCCAAAACCATAAAATAAAAAAAGTGTAATATACCCCACCCATCCAGAAATTGACAAACTTCTTTATTATCAGCAACACATGTGGTTAGTGGATCCTTGAAAGAGGTTGTGTTGCAACGAAAAGTCCCGTAGACAGCAATCGAAAAAGAAACAATGATATTGATGATGATAATTTTTATATGATTGTTCATTCTTTCTTTTTTATAGCCAATATTGTTTTTTTCGCGTATAATTTATCACCAATGGATACATTTGGTTTATAGGATTTTGTTGAAAACTCAATATCCACACGGGATGACAATTTGATCATCCCTAACCATTCTCCTTGTTTAACGTGTTCACCAACACTTGAAACATTCACGATCCTCCTTGCTATTTGACCTGCGATCTGTGTGATTGTGATTAAAGAATTGTTGGATGAGAGCATGATTGTTTCCATCCTTTCGTTGTATTGGGATTTTTCGAGTAAGTATGCTGGTTTAAAATGTCCTTTTTTATAGTGTTTACAAATGACTTTACCATCGCACGGATAATACTGTTGGTGCTGATCGAAAATGTTAAGAAAAACAACAATCTTGATTGTGCCTTTGGTTTTATCGTGAATAATATCGAGAACCTTTCCATCGCTGACAGCCAATAAATCGTCTTTTCTCTTGTTTGTTTTGCGTTCCTCTTCTCGATAAAAATATATTAGGGCAATTACGATAATCACCACAACCATCCAGATACGACGGCCTAATTTTGGAAACAAAAAAGTCAGGCCTATACCTATGATTATGATAGTCAGGAACATTGCGAAACTTTCTTGAAAAAATAATGTTTTCATATTTTATTATTGTAAATTAATTTATTTATATATGACTAAATAAAATGTCCCAACAAAGGAGGTCTTTTTCCCAGATTATCCAAAGTCAAGTAAAAAAAGGAGAGGTTGAGGAATTTGAATTGAATAGAGAAGACCGTCTTTTAATGCCAATGTTTCGCAGATTGTTCATGATGATGCAATTCGGTCTGCCGGATATTCCACCCGATTTCAAGTTCTATATTTATATTCCTGTTGTAAAACAAGACCATACTTCCGTTCTTCCATACAAATTCTATGTACGGATGACCACACCCAACAATAAAACAGTATTATCCTGGAGGTTCAAAGTGAATCTGGATAGTCGAAGGCTTCATAATAAAAGGTTCAACAGAATACCTGTAAAACAGATTGAGATGAACATTGTGGAGCATGAAACAAGCAGCCAACAGTATTCTAAGTTTGTGCGTGATTATTTACACCCTTGAAGATTTAAAACGCCCATTTTCCAGGAAAAAACTGATCTAAAGGAATTGAAAACATATAGTAACAAGACAAATGAAAGAGGTGTATCGTACCTATTGCGGGGCGAGACGGAGCTTGTTATCCGCACGATACGAGTAGGGTGGTATCCCCAGTGCTCTAAAAGCATTCTAATATTGGGGGTATCATATTAACCGAAGTTCCTCAGTGGCACTTCATCGGTGTCATACAACCATGATTTACACGGGATGAAAAGACCAACCTTGAAGTCGTCGGCATGGGCATTTTAAATCTTCAAGGGTGTAAAACAAAATTAGATGAACATTAAAAAATATTTTTATTCGCAGATTAATTTTGAGAATAAAAATTTCTAAAAGAATATTTGGTTTATTTGCAACACCAACCGGCCTTTTTCCCCATACTCATACATTTTCCATTGTACCCATAAATCAAGCTATTCAGAAAATTATATTTACGATATTTTTTGAAAGGAGGATTGCAGTCGGAATCACTATAATCTTCCTTATTCTGGTAATAATATAAGAGGATGACAACCAAAATGACAATGGCAGCAGAAACAAACATTATAATATTATTTGTTTTACCTGATTTCTTATTGAGTTTCTTGTTCATTTATTGATTATAAATAATTTATATTTTATTAGAAAATTTACTTTTTACTTAGAGAATACTATAAAACAAATAGAAAAATATGTTTCTATTTTTTTAATGATTAAATATATTATCTCTTTAAACCAAAATATTTAAATTCGCCTTGTCTTGACCATACAATTCAATTGCTTTTTTGTTGTATGCCTTGGCAGCATCTATCTCATTTTCATACAATCCCAGATAGTACTCTTTATGATCTTTTTTAAGCCGAGACATCCATTTATTTGTTGGTTATGAAGAACCACTCCGAAATATTGACTCGAACAATTTTTCAATTTACTCTTTTTCTGATGGGCATTTTCAGTGGCAGTAACAATCTCCAGATTGTGGCGACGATTGTCAATACGATTCCCATTTTTGTGATTAATGACTTTTGTAGTATCTTCACAAGGAAGCAACAATCGGTGCATTGTCTTTAGATCATTGTTAAAGGCATATCCTGTATTTTTGTCAATGTACCAACGTTCTTTATTTAATTTATGCCAATCTTCATCGGAAACCAAAATTTCTTGGTCTTTGTAAAGGATGAAAGCAATACCATTCGCATTTCTGGGAATGTCGTGAAATTTGTATAACAATTCTTCCATCAATAAGGTATGATTAATTTGTAGGTTCAATTCATCTACTTTTTGTTTTGCTTCTTCAAGCGTCTTGAAATAAAAAACAGATTGTTTTTTACGAAAATATCTCTTCACACGAAAATAACTATTTGCCATAGATATATATTTTGGCAATTCTCGTTCTGTTTTTTCTTTTGGAGAGAATTCATGTTTCAGTGCATCTATGTAAGATATTAATTTATTATTGTTTGCATGTTCTCCAAATTTCTGGAAAGTATAAATATCATACATAAGTGCTGCTTGTTTTTCATCTTTTCCATAATATAACAAAATACCATCATATCGAGATCGGAATTGAGATGTGCACTTGTGAAAACTTACACCTTTATATTGAGAACTCGTGGTCGTATCTGTTTTTGTAATATTATTCCGATTGGCAGAACGACTGACTTCCCGTAAATTACATCGCCGATTATCTAATTTGTCCTCATTAATATGGTCTATGATATGGTTTTCTTTGGGTTTTTTAAAAACAAAATGGTGCATCCTAATGTTTCTTCCATCAATGGTAGAATTCGCATACCCAGCCGTCAAATGCCATTTATAAACATTGACACGTTGAAAATCGTTTTCTTCTACTAAAGCAAACTCGACAATGATATTATCTTTATTTCGTAGTGGGATCCGATATGGGCTGTTGTCATACTTGTTTTTCACCCTTTCATCGATATATAATTCAACTGACATTTTTTGTTTTAAATAAAAAATGCAGCACATAAAATCAATTTTGCGTTATTTATATTTTTTTGAAAATATAAAATCAATATGTATAATATTTTACTTCTTCGCCAGAGAAGTGGTGTATGCCTGACAAGATGAACCGTAGGATGGGTAGGCGTTATTGATGTTGAAATAACCACTGGATGTCATCTGTCCGTAAGGCAGGTTGTGTTGAAGGATATTATACCCGGACCCACCGAAGGACGGTGTAATCACGATAGATTGGACGGCAGTCTGTGATGGAACAGGGGCGCCAGCAACGTATTGACCGGGTTTGCTGGAGTAGCCAGCCAGTGTGGCGTAATCACCATTACATTGGGTCTGTCCACAATTATTATCATCAAGCAAGTAAACTCCTGTATTTAATTGTGCGCTCATATTGCTTTCTTTGTTAATTTCAAGGAAAAAAAAAATTCTTTTAAATTTTTGTTTTTCTCTAAAATGAAATCTAAAAAAATAGAATCATAAAAAAGAAAACAAACAATGTCATTTTCTACATTGAAAAAAAATCTGTTCATGTGCTGTGAATTACAGGAAATCTGGCACACGATTTCTTTTTCTCATATTGACGAGGTGCCAGCAAAAACCCTGGTTGCTTATGTTGCGTCTGGTGGTTCTTTACGGATTGGATACGCCTTCCGGACACGCTCTACACTGGCTGTTTATTATGACGAGGAACTCTCTTCTGGAAAAAGACCCTTGAAAAGATCATTCCCTCCTGTCTGCGCCACTTTTCTTGTTTTTAACGGGATCACAACGAAAAAAACAGAAAGTGAATTAACAAACATTGATCTTGATCTGGAATGGCTCACCCAAAATGTCATTGAGAAGATCCATTCGGGGCTGGGGTCGCAAAGGAGCGCGTGGGGAAAAACTTTTGACCAGATTATCGATTCTCTCCATGAACTTCCTATTGAGAAACTATCAAAAGTATTGAATTATATCCATAGTGACGAATAAATAAAAATAAAAAATATAAAATAAACAAATATGATATTCTACAATAAGAAATATATTTTTTTTAATATTATGATTTTTGTGTTTTTGATTTTTCTTGCGATTTTCTTGAGAAAACAAAATACACCAACTAAACCAAAATCAAGGATCTGTGTGGTTTTCCGTGGTGAGAATGTCCGTGATAAACACGGTTATATGTCAGCTTTGGGATGTGTTGATAATTGGAAAGAAACAATTTTTGATGTTATTGATTGTGATGTTGCGTTATTCACCTATAAATCTGAGATACTTGACCAATTAAAAGAAAAACTTTCACCCGTCCATGTATGCACGGAAGGTTATGATTCCCAAGAAGGCAATGCGAATGCGGCGATAAAATGGATGATTGAAAACAGGAATAGGTACGATCGTTTTGTGGTGTTGAGGTTTGATTTCATGTACAGGAAAAGGATTATTCATTGGAGGCATTGGGATAAAAAAGGCATCACACTTGTCAATAGGGATATCCATTACCCATCGTCCAGATTATACCACGATGCGGTTTTTGTTATTGACAGCGAATGGATTGGTCATTTCAAGAAGGCATTTGAGGGCCCTGATAAGATATATCTGCACCATATTGGGAGGTACCTTGAAGATATGAAAAATGTTCCTTTGCACGTAATGTACCCAGATTACTATCATTTGACAAAACACGTATTTTATGCTTGGTATCCAGAAGAACCCAGACCCCACGTTGAGGATGGCTATAAGGGTGAAAAATTGCTAGATCTCACCGAATGGAATGAGTGTCTTCTCAAAAGGACGCAAACATTACAACCTTTTGATAAATGTGATTAAATAAAAAAAATATTTCCTTATAATAGATTTGGTTTTTAATTATGGACATTGTTATACCCTTGGGTGGAAAAGGAGAAAGGTTTAGTAAAAACGGATATTCTGTTCCAAAACCTCTTATCTCTATTGGGCATAAGGAAATGATTCGACATGTCATAGATCGTCTTGATATTGGTAAAGATGACACCCTTACCATTCTTTACCACGAACAGCTTGATAAACATAATTTTTCAGGAATCATACGGAAACATTATCCGCACATCCACCTTGTATCCATCCCATTCCAGACACGCGGGGCTGTTGAAACCATTGATTATGGGTTGCGACATTTTTCTTTTGACAATGATAATCGAAAATGCCTGCTTCTTGACTGTGATGCTTTTTATACTGAAAATATTATCAAGATGGCAAAAACACACTCGAATGGTGTTTTTGTTTTCCGGGAAGAGGATGTTTCTCAACCTGCTAAATTTTCTTATGTTTCTTTTAATAATCCTACCAGAATTACAGACATTGCTGAAAAATCACGCATCAGTTCATTTGCGAATACTGGGGCGTACTTGTTTGAGAATCGACAGACACTTTTGACCTACACACAAAAGGTGCTTGATCAGGATTTTCGTTTTAATAATGAATTTTACACATCGTGTGTCATCAAGCTGATGTTGATGGACAATTATGAATTCCACGCCATCGAATTGTCTGGATCTTCTTTTGTTTCTCTTGGCACACCCGAGCAGGTCAATACTTATCTTTCAAAATGCCACGCCTTTTTGTTTGATCTGGATGGGACACTTGTCGATACCACGGATATTTATGTCAATGTGTGGAAAAAACTACTGAAACCCTACCACATCAATGTTGATTTGCGATTTTTCAGGAATTATATTGATGGGAATAATGATGAAATGGTGATACAGATGCTGATCCCAGTGCTGGAGAAAAAGGATAGGGCTGCTTTATCATACCAGAAAGACATTCTTTTCCTGGAATTTATCAATCATTTAAATATTGTCGAGGGCGCAACAGAGTTTATAACAAAGGTTCGTGCGGAAGGACACATTGTGGGGATTGCCACAAACTGCAACCGATTAGTGGCAGAAAATATTGTTCGTTATTGTCATTTTGAAAGGATGATTGACGCGCTTGTGATTGGAAACGAATGCGACCGCCCCAAACCACACCCTGATCCTTACCAAAAGGCAAAAGATATTTTGAAACAAGAAAAGGTTGTTATTTTTGAGGATTCTTGTGCTGGTTTATTGAGCGCAAGAGGTGTTTCTCCTCGGTGTATTGTTGGTGTCAATACACACAAACACAATGACATCTTCCTTCAACAACACGGCGCGCATTTGGTGATTAATGATTTTGCCAACCTATCTGTAAAAGAGATACTTGAGTATCATACATCCAATGAAATAGCAGCGTTGGAAAAAAAAATCATGGAGAGTGTTATCGAGAGATTCGTAGATCTTGAGCGTGTTGAGGTTTTATCCAATAAACTCAAGGGGGGGTATATTGCGGATGTCTTGCGTGTCAACCTGCATATGAAGGATGGAAAAAAGATGGAATGTGTTGCGAAACTCCAGAGTGATAAAGTGAGCAATCTTTCCGACATGGCGACAGAACTTGGTCTGTATAAAAGAGAACAATACTTTTATGAGGTGATCCGTGATCACATACAGATCAAAGCTCCCCGGTATTTTGGAACCATCCGCGACAATATGAAACCATGCGGCATCTTGTTGGAATACCTTCCACCTGCTGATTTCAGATTGGATATTGACCTGGAAAAGGAACCATTGGATGTGGTCCTGAATGTCGTGAAAAAAATAGCATCTCATCATGCTCGATTTTGGGATAAAGACCTGACCAACGCATTCCCCCAATTGACCAAGAATGACAATCTGGCATTTTGCCCATCATGGGGGGATTACGTGAAAACAAAATGGCCCCTATTCAAAGAAAAATGGACTACCATCATGAAACCAAACCAGCTGGAAATGGGTGAGAAAATCGTAGGATCTTTCAACAGCATCCAGAAGCATCTGAGCAGAGACCCGTTGACGTTGTGCCATGGGGATGTCAAATCACCCAATATCTTTTTTAACCAAAAATACGAACCCTATTTTATTGATTGGCAATACATTATCGCGGGAAAGGGAACACAGGATCTTGTTTTCCTGATGATTGAGAGTTTTTCTCAAAAACATATTTCCAGAATAGGAAATACACTCAAAGAATATTATTATCTTTCACTTTTGGAACAAGGAGTTGCCGATTACAGCAAAGAATCATATGAAATCGACTTTCAGGTTTCAATCTGTTATTTCCCTTTCTTTGTGGCCATGTGGTTCGGCACCACCCCAACCGAACAGCTCATCGACATCAATTTCCCATTCTTTTTTATCCAGAAATTGTTCTCATTTATGGAAACATTTTTGGATATCAAAACATTATTGCTAATCCAATAACAAAACATCATCATTGTCGTCTTCTGGAATACACGCAAAATAAAGAACCACCCCAACCATACTGAGAAAACCACAAAAAATTAAAAATCCTTCCAGTAGCATTTCTTTTTTTATAGAAAAAAAGAAATTCTTATATGAGTATTAATTATTTTGTTGTTGGTTGAAAAGATTGTAAAGTTTTGTGTAGAGATTTCTGTCCATACAATCATAATGATTATTAATAACTAAATATAACAAATCTCCATTCAACACCGCATTTTTTACAGCCATAATATCCACACCATCGGTCTCATAAATCTCCAACTCGGGGAGGTCGTACCACGAAGGGTCCTGGAAGCGATGTAGGAATGCGCTTTTTTTGGAGGGAATACACCCACAACTGACAGCTGGCTCATTCATTTCTTCCAGAAATCTGTCCAGGAACAGGTGTTCATTTTCTGACAATTGATTTATGGCAGTATTGAAATCATTCTTGTCAACCAATTCTCGAAACTTGTTTGGCAGGTAGGCAAATTCTGTCTTGAAGAATTTTTTCCGGAATTGGAGGGCATCTGAAAGCGCCATTTCGGGCGCCATTGTGTCTCGAAAAAACCACCATTTGTCCAGCATCTCAAACAATAAACGCCTCTTGTGTGTGTCTTGCAGATGACGGGACAAGTTTGTTAATTTACTGTAATCCAACAAGTCATAGGAAAGCTTCTCATCCTCAAGGAGTTTTTCTAATTCACGATTCCACATGGATTTCTCAATGATACAATCGATAAACATGGGGCTGTAGAAAGGATCTTCGGGGCGGGGTGTGGATTCCACAACATAAACAAAGTCATGAAGGGCTTTTAATTGGTGTTTATATTCACCGCATTTTTGATTTGCGCATATATTCGCCCGGCCAATCGTCAGTAATTCTTGATAAAGTGTGCTGGTCATTCTTCTTTTTGTTGGTTTGTTTTTTTTCATAAAAATCAATTTTATATTGTTTGTTCTTCTGGGGGTATTGTTTCATTGCAGTATGGGCACAAATGGGCGGTCATAAAATTTTGACGGACGTGTCCGGGGATGACGGCTCCCCCCATCGATGGTCCAAGGCGTATGGCCTCATTGAATGCCAGGTTTTTCCCAGAGGCAACAAAATTCACCCAATCTGGGTAATCGACCGTGATGGGTTCCACGTATGTTTCTACAATTGTCTTGTACCCCGACGACATTTTTATCTGGAAGCAATAAATTTGATTTATAGAAAAACAACACACAAAATAAATAAATCATGGAATTTATTGTTTATACAAAACCCCCTTATGACTTGATTGATTTTTTTCGGCAAGTCCCCGAAAACGATCCTATACGGAAAATACTATCGGGGATTCCATCTTTTGAAAAGGCACTGGAATCACTGGAAGAGGGTGATTTTGAGAATTATGGGGTGTTTATCAGTTTAGAGAACCCCCTGACTCATATTGTCAAGAAAACAAGTTTTTTTATACAAAAACAAAAAATCACCAACAAAAAATTGATCCCTATACCTCCCTTTTATGTTTATCGGAGGATTGTAAAAAACGCCACAAAACCATTCCTTCCATTCCAACAGGAATGGCTGACGGAAACAATTGTTTCTAGACTCTTTTCGGGTCGTGAGGGTATCATCCATTTCACGGCTGGTGAAGAAACACGCGGTATAAGGATCAACCCCCTGCTCAAACAAGAATTATGTGTAGAGGTGGATCCGGTCCCTTTGCTGGTGTTGGACACGCCAAAGAAATCGTTGGATTTTGCGGAATTTGTGGTGGGAATGCTCCATCAAACAACACCCACAGAAACCCAGTGTTTTCTGGAAAAAAACAAAGGCATTCTGGATACAATGTCGGTGGATCGTCGTAAGAAATTGTACGATATTTTTCCAGAAGAATTCGTCCATATCCCAAGGCACGTCCTGGATTTTTTGAAGTGTATGGATGATTTTGAATTCTCAAATCAGGATGTGGAGGAACTCTACAACAAGTACAAAAATACGGATTGATTTTTTTATAATTCAAAGTATGAATTATAAACTAACTATTAATTAGATTCTTAATAACGATGAGAAATCTTGATCAACCAGTATAAATTCAAAAATGTGAATAAAGCATAATTACAATATCCAAAACAATCATAAAATCGGTAAAAAGAAACAACAATCATTGTTGGCGCAATAATACGGAAAAACAAAAATACATTAAAAAAGATTTTCTTCTTTATTCTCTGGACCCATTCCACATCGTAAAAGATTTTTGAAACAAACAATAAAATACTTGAGATCTCTACGATGCTGTTCATACACATAACAATCCGTGCTTCGGGTTTGACGAAATTATAATAAATGACAACAAGGGCCGAACAGAAATGGTGCAACCATCCTTCCAGGAATGTAAAATACTTTGGGTAATAAATGACACCGACAAGTGTGTCGACAATAACATACGCCAGGTAGAAAAAAGAGATTACATAATGTATTGGTTCGTCTCCCTGGTATGTTTCAATCCTGCCATGCTGAACCTGTTTCCATATCTGGTGGATACTCAATGGGGACAAGACAAGAGCCGTTATCAAAGAAAGGATGCTCCTCAATCGTTTGGGGTTTTCTGTCAGGCGAACCATGAATTGGGCAGTGAAAATAAAAAAACAAAAATAACGAAAGAAACCATCTGTAGTATTTGTAATGGACTTGTCGTACATTTTGACCTCAATTACTGATAAAATTCCCAGGTAAATATGGTACAATACACACATAAAAGTAGCCATGCCCATATTATCTTGTTTCTGGAATTCGATACTCAAAAAATAAAACACAAAAACAAGGGCACCCAAATAAATATAAACAAAAGAAACTTGCCCATTTGAGAATGAAAATATAAAAGCACAAACCCGGGCAACAATACTAAAACTTGATACTTCACTTTCTATAAGTATGGTTAATAAAAAAAAGACATAAACCCATATATTCTTTGTTATCAGGTACCCTCGTTCCATAATCATCAGATTAATCGTGGTAAGATCCAAAAAATACGCCAATTTAGTGGGGAAAAGATGATTCAGAAACGATATTACAAAATGGATGAGATAAATCCAGAAAAGAAAATACGTCCAATCACCCCCAGCGAGTAGATAGCCAATTGGCATGCTCAATGTTGTTATCCCTTCTAAAAACCCATAAAAAAAGGGAGGGAATGCTCTTTCTTGAAAATATACCATAAAGTTTTTAAAGTTTGATTTTTACATTTTGTTTTTCATTTTTTGAAGGTTGGTTGCGAGTGTAGGTCTCTAATAATAGCCCCACACTGGTCGTGTAAAAAATAAAAACAAAATAAAAAAAATACCTTAAAATCTGTTCCCAAAGACATATATTATTTTCACGATTATAATAGGATACTTCTATTGAACAAATACATCCTAAATAGATATGGTATAAACAACAGGTAATCATGGTTTTGAATGCATTCCTTTTCAGCATGTATTGATAACTCTGTGCGAATGTGAAAAAACAGATTGCCCAGAGACACCAGTAGTAAATGGACGAAATCCTTGATAAAATCAAGATAATTATTACCCTTACAATAATTCCTATATGAGATTTTGGGAATTCATAAAACATGGTCGCGAGATAGAGTGGATATGTCCATATAATGGAATTAAAATTATACCATCTTTCCATAATTAATAGATTGATTGTTGAAACGTCCAGCCAATAGGTTAATTCGGAAGGAAAAAGATGGAAACACAAGGAGAAAATCGAATGGATGACATAAACAAGAAAAAGTATCGATCGCACATTCCCACCCCCTATTATAAACCCAAGTGGCATACTAAAAGTCGTTGCCCCTTCCAGAATACGATACAAAAGGGGTGTTTTGAATGATCTCTCTTGGAACAAGGTCTTTGTGTTCATTTTCTGTTGGATTACCTTCTATAGTTTTTTTTTTCATTTTTGAAAAACAGAATGTCTACCTAAATAAAAGAGTATGGATATTAAACAACGAATAGACAAATATTTGGGTCCTGAAAGGAATATCCCCATTATAATCAAATATAGTGCTCTGCCCCAAAGTGAAAGACCCTTACAGTACTGTTATAATCATTACCTGAATAAACCATTCCCATCTGGAAAAACAACCTACTATCAGGACATGACACGTGCGATCCATTACCTCCCACATTTGTACAAGACAACCTTCTTGTTCTACCCGCACGATAGGGTGGAAGGATTTAATGTTCCAACGCTGGTCAAGAGTCGTCCTATCTATGATTATAATCAATCGATGCTTTTTAACATGAATTACCTGCGGCATTTCGCCGATGTCTATAATGTGGAAGAGAATGATATGCCCTATGAAGAAAAAAGAAATGTGCTCGTGTGGCGTGGGGCGGACACAGGATCTGGATTCAATAATAATATCCCTTATCGGCCAGTTTCAAGACAAACACTAGTGGAATCTTTTTGGGATTATCCAGGACAAGAAATCGATATTGGCCTGAGCAGTGTTTCTGTCAACAGTAAAAAATACCCCGAACAAAATCCTTTTAAAAAGTACATCAAACCCAAGATGAAAATGAAGGACCTCCTACAGAATAAATTTATTCTTTCGGTAGAAGGGAATGATGTTGCCACAAATTTAAAATGGATCTTGTACTCGAATTCCGTCGCATTCTGCCCTCCCTTTACAATCAACAGCTGGATTCTCGAAGAAAACCTCCAACCGTGGCAGCATTATATACCAATAAGGCACGATTTTTCTGACCTCCCAGATAAAGTAGAATGGGCAATCAATCATCCCGAAAAATGCAAAAGTATATCGAGACAAAGCAAAGAATATATAGAACAATTTCTGGATATCGCAAAGGAAAAAATTGTGTTGGATACTATTTTAGAAGAATACTCTAAAAATGTAAAAATAATGGATTAGATAAATGGACGAGAAGAAGAGAGGGGAAAAAACAAGAAAAAAACAAGCTTGGAAAACTCCACAAATAAAAATCAAGAAATTAAAAAAAGACATTGAAACTTTTGAAACCGAAGTTGAGAATCTCCTGAAAAACGTCCAGACCACACCCGACAGCAATTGTGTTGTATGTAAAAAAACCATTGAATGCGAGGATCTTCCGTGCCAGCATCCAATATGCCATCCATGTTATAACAATCAGCGCAGGAACAGGGATAATGTTTATTGTCCAATCTGCCAAAAAAATTATTTTAATATTCGTTTCGACAGTATTTCTTCCTCGTCGTCTGAAGAGTTTTAAAACAATTTAACTGTTTATTTTGAAACAGAAAAAATGATGGAAGACCAGGAAAAAAACAATAAAAAAAAGAAACAATACGACACCATTGTCCTGTCTGGGGGTGTCACGAAAGGATTTGGTCTCGTGGGCTCTCTTCAGTACCTCCAGGACAAGGGAATCCTACCAACCATCCGTAAGTTCATTGGCACTTCGATCGGTGCGATCATTGCCTATCTGGTTTGTATAGGGTATAACCCTATTGAGATTATGATTATTTCCTGCCAGAGGAAGATTTTTGAAAATCTGGCAAATATTGATATTTTGAATGTCATGCATGGAAATGGGGCCATTTCGTTTCATATTTTTCAAGAGATCCTCGAAAAATTAACCATTGAAAAAATCAAGAAATTCATAACCTTGTCGGATCTCCACACAAGGTTTGGAAAAGAACTTGTGTGTTGCACCTATAACCTGACCCTTGGAAAACCCGAATACATCTCCTACAAGACCCACCCCGACCTGAACTGTCTAACAGCATTACGAATGAGTGCCAATCTCCCCTTCTTTTTTGAGACATTCGTTTACGATGATTACAAGTATGTTGATGGGGGGATTGCGGACAATTTTCCAATAAGCCAGGTGGCCGAAGGAGATGTCGCACTGGGCATCCGGACGAAAAAGATCTTGTCAGCAGATCCAAACAAGAATAAGGACGAAAACATACTGACCCAATTTGTCGCCATCCTCACGATTCCAATTGGGCGTGTGGAAGAGATCCAGATTTCTTATGAAAAAAATACAGACGTGATTTCTGTGCCAATTCCGTCCTACATCTCCACATCCCTCAACCTCTCCAATACAGAAAAATTTGACTTGTTCTCCAATGGGTACGACACTATAAAAAAATTTTTTGCCAATATGGAATAATAGAAAATGGTTTAAGGATTTGGTGTGTATAATATAAAATGCGTGCCCGAATGTTTTTTTATGCCGTGATGATGGCTATCGTGTTGAATGTTGTTTCTGGTCAGAATCTGAGAAAAGAAATTGTCGAGACAAACGAATTCCAGGAAAATCGAATGTCAGACAAGTCATGGTGGGGTGGTTGGTATAGTGGAGGTGGTGGCGGTGGAGGTGGCGGTGGAGGTGGTGGAGGTGGAGGAGGCGGTGGAGGTGGTGGAGGCGGTGGAGGCGGTGGAGGTGGTGGAGGTGGTGGCGGTGGCAGATGATGATAAATTTATACATGCATTCTTTAAAAAAAAATTAAAGAATGTTTCAAATAATACATTTATGTTTCTAGAAAAGGGTTGTCTGGGCTGGAATAATACTCGATACATTTCTGGAGTCCTTCTTCAAATGACACCTCGCTCTTCCACCCCAATTTCTTTACTTTGGACGCATCAATCCTGTATTGAAAATCATTATAATACCGATCCTCAACATAATCGTAATAATCTTTTGGATCCACGTGATTTCCTTTGATGCTGTAGATCAATTTATTGGCAATGTTCAAGACACTATATTCTTGGTCTGTTCCAATGTTGTAGATTTGGCTGATTTCCCCCTTTTGAATAACAGTGAGGATACACTTGCACATGTCATCAACAAATATGAAATTTCGTTTGGTGTTGCCCCGTCCATGGATGGCACATTTATTATTGTTCAAGAGGGAAGTGATGAATTTGGGAATGACCTTTTCGATGTGCTGGTTTCGGCCATACACATTGTTCCCTCTCACAATAATGATGGGCAATTCGAAACAATGGAAATATGATTGGACAATAAACTCGGCTGAAATTTTCGTGGCCGCGTAAGGATTTGTGGGGTTCAGGTTGTGTTTTTCGGTGAATGGAACATTCCCAATGGTCTCTCCATACACTTCGTCCGTAGAGACATGAAGGAATCTTGAAAGATTGCCATATCTCTTACAGGCCTCCAGTAGGTTATGAGTGCCACTCACATTGGCCTGGGTGAACTGTATTGAATTATCAAATGACTTGTCCACGTGGCTTTCTGCCGCAAAATGGACAACCACATCAATCTCGTGTCTCTCCAGGATATCCAGCAGGGTTTCCATCTCGTTGATGTCATTCTCGTAATTCACAACACCATTTAATCCTTTCAGGTGCTCACGCCTAGAACAATAGCTGACCTTGTCCACATTGACGACATTGATATTGGGATAGGTCCTATACAGCATACGAATGAAATTGGATCCAATGAAACCAAACCCACCCGTCACCAGAACATTCTCCATCTTGGGTTTCAATGACATGATCTTTTGTTTCTTGATACGCTTGAACAAACGCTGGATGGATTCGTAAATGGGCAAGATGAAGTATTCCTTTTCCAGTTCTGAAGTGTCCAATTTATTATTGGATCTGTCTGATTTAAGGATCTTTCCTTGTTCTTCCAGAGTAAAATTTTCATACCTGAAATCTGGATCGATAATATCCGTATACATGTCAAGGATTTCATTGTGGGTGATGACACCCGGATTGACAAGATTGACGGTTCCTGTCTTTTGTTTCTTGATCATGTCCACCATAATGGGCAGAACATCGGGGATGACAGTCATGGAGTTTTTGATGCTGCATATTTTCTTGTAGCTTGTGATCTTGGTGATGAAATTCCGCATGGAAGTCGTGTCCTCATTGATGGGCATACGGATCCGCAAGTTCAATGTATTGTCAAAGATCTCATCAAAATGAAACAACCGATCGGTGAACCCCTTGACGATTGAATAAGAACTCCCAAAAAAATTGGGTAAATCACCTTCTGTGAAACCCTGTTCATTTTGTGTTGTGTGTTGGGCATCGTAGTTGAAGATACACCCCGTACCAAGGTAGGTGAAATGGATGTTGAGTTTTTTACACAAGAACGCCAATTGGATGGGTCCAAATAAATTGTCCCTTACATTTTCGTGATTCTGTTGTTTGCCTCCTTCCAGATAATCAATCGTATTGTACTCTCCACCAGATGTGCGTCCTGCGAGACAAATAACCCTGTCGGCATTGGATCCTGAGATTTCCTGTTCAAGGATATGTTTATTGGTGTCCATTCTGTTTTGACCACACTTGAATTGGATTCCTTGTTGGTTTAATTCTTCCTGGAATTGTTTGCCAATCCATCCATTTCCACCAAAGATCAACCACATTTTTCTTTTATTGAATCGTTATAACTTTTTAGATTATTATTTTTTCTCAAAATTCTTTAGAGTTGTAGGTGCGCCATAGGGTTTTTACTTCTCGTTGATTCATGGAAACATCAAAGACAAGCTCCTCTGCCAATCTGTCAATAAAATCCTTGTGTTTTAGAACCAGTTGTCTTGTGTCTCGCATAGCAGAACGAAGGATGGATAATGTGTCATAATCCGTCATTGTCATGAATTGATCAGAGAAGGAATCTTCTCGTGGTGAAACAACATTGTTCAATTTTGAACCCATCCCAAAATCGGACACCATCTGCCGGCACAACTCATTGGCCTTGTCTAAATCATCGTGCGCCCCCACTGAAACATAAGAATCCCCATAAAAAACACTCTCTGCTATCCTCCCACCCAATAACAGCTGGATCTGTTTCAACAACAGGTCTTTGGTGATCATGCTTGTTCCCGAAAATTCTGGAATGATATTGTACATGGTGTACCCACCAACCCCACTATAAGTTTCTTGGATAGAAACCTTCTGGAACACGAAGTAATCTGGAAAACAAAGAGAGATAAGCGCGTGCCCGGCTTCGTGGACAGCAACACGTTTTTTTATCAAATCAGAACGCATATCAATATCCTTCTTCACCCCCATATGGACACGCTCCAAAGAACTCCATAACGAGTCCTGAGTTATCATGGTTTCATTTGAAGACCTTAATGAATGAATATTTGCGTCATTGAGCCATTGTTCGATATCCGCACCAGAAAATCCTTCCGTCTGTAAAAGCAATGAATCCCAATCAATACCCTTTTCAACAACCCGATTCCGCAGAAAGATTTTAATAATATCCCTCCTGCTGGATTTGTCGGGGAGTGGGATATGAATAATCTTGTCAAATCGTCCAGGCCTGAGCAGGGCCTGATCAAGTATGTCTTTTCGATTGGTTGCCGCAATCACCATAATATTATCGTTCTGGTGGAAGCCATCCATCTCATACAATAACTGGTTCAGTGTCTGTTCTCTCTCTTCATTGCCAATGACGGATTGTTTTCTGTGCTGGCCAATCGCGTCAATCTCATCGATGAAAATAATACAAGGGCTGTTTTTTCTTGCGTGATCAAACAGTTTCCTGACCCTCAACGCACCCATACCAGAATACAATTCAACGAAATTGGAACCTGAAAATGCGATAAATGTCGCATTGGCATAATTCGCAATGATCCTCCCCAGTAATGTTTTTCCAGTGCCAGGTGGGCCTTCCAATAAGATACCCCTTGGCTGTTTCACCATCTCGTTTGGCTCCAAGAAATAACGGATGGTTTCTTTACATTCTCTCACGACTTCTTTTGATCCACCCCAATCACGAAATGTGGAGTTGGCAACATCTTCAAGATCAAACTCGTACTGACTGAAATCTGGTGAAAAGCGCTGAAAAACATTCCAGACAATAAACAATAATGGGGCACAAAAGAATGCCTGGAAAATCCATTCCGGAAAGTGGATCTTGTTCTTGTACCCGATTTCGATATTGTAGTCGAAAGCTTTTTTCATAATCTGGGTTGTGATCATTGGTTCGGTGTTTATTTTTTCAATGTGTCCAGATTTTTCAATCAGTGTTGTTTCTTTCAGGTCGTTCGCTACAATGATCCTGTCAAGTTTTTTTGTTTGAATGTCATTCATAATGTGTGTATACGAAACAGTGGTATCGTGAAAAATAGGAAGGAAAGCATTCACAAGAGACGGAATAAGGATCAACTGGCACAATATCTTCATTTACTCTTTATATGTAAAAAACTCCATTTTAAATCAATTCTAACAAAATTGAAACCAAAAATATGAAAAAATAAAATATAAAAATGTTGAGCTACATTCGCCGTTTCCCACCAGTATTGTATTCAAAACCTCCACCACCCCCTGACCGAAAAGATATGTTCTTGATAGGGTTTGTGGTGGGTTTCATGGTTGGCTTTTCGCACCCGTGGAAAAAAAATTTTAATTACCAATCATTTTTTTAAATAATAATAAAAGAAATGATGAAGAAAAAGTTTGACGTATTGGTTGAAAAAAAGAAGAAAGAAATGGATCTTGTTTATTTTGAAAAATATTCATCCTTGTTCCACGATGCTTATTCATTTCTGGCTGGTAAAAAAGCACTTTTGTATGGGGGGACCGCCCTGAATGAGTTATTGCCCACCAATTTAAAGATTTACGATCCATACACACTCCCAGATATTGATGTCCTGTCGCCATATGCCGAAAAATTAGCCCAAGAAATGGTGCGTTTCTATAAGAAAAAGAAACACCAAGCAGTCAGTTTTACAGAGGCACTCCACCCAGGAACATACAAGGTTTATGCGGATGGATTCCAGATTGCGGACATTACAAAATGTGGTAATAAAACATATGAAGAATTAAGAAAGGATTGTGTGCGATCGAAACAATGGAAAATCAAGATTGTCCCCCCTCAGTATATCCGAATGACACTCCATAAAATCCTTTCTCAACCCAATGACGCGCACAGATGGCAGAATGTCTATGATCGTCTCAAGAAATTCTACAAGACATATCCTGTCAAATGTTCTTTAAAAACAAAAGACGACGCGAAAAAAGTAATTCAAAATGAAATCCAAGAGAAAAAGATTTATGATATATTGCCACCCGATGTTGTTTTTGTTGGAAGGAAAGAAGTTGGAATGCTGTTGGGAAAAGAGGTTCCTATTTTTCAGGCACCCATACAGGCACTGACAGACAGGGATTTGATGGAAATTTCCAAAATGTTAAAGGAAGAAATGCCCGAACTCCACATTTCAGGAATCTTTCCCAATGATAATTTTGTTCCCGCTCACATTGTGGTTTCTCTTCATAATAACCCAATAGCCACCATCTACAAGCTGTCGTCGTGCGTGGCATTCAACGAATTCAAAAACAAAAGGATCGCAAACATCAATACAACGATTGATATTCTGCTTTCTTTATCAATGTCGCACCATCAGCATTTTAAAAGGTGGAAACCCCTTTTAGAATGTCTGGCAGATGAACTGGCAATCGTCCAACAAACAAGCAAATCCAAAAAGAAGATCCTGGATCAATTTGTCATGGAATGCCAGGGGCCAAGTGAGGGGCTGGTTACAATGAGGAGGAAACGGGCGACACGCCTCTACCGAAAGAAAAAGACCAACAATCTATATTGATTATTTTGTAGTGGGTTTGGGTTTGGATTTTGATTTTTGGTAGAATATTCCAATAATAATTGCGATAACTGCCACACCCCCAAGTGTCCCAAGGACAATCGCCAATGTATTATCTGATTTTTTTTTATCACTTGTTGTTTCAGGTTCCATCGTGGACAGGACTTCATCGTCTATTTCTTCTGTGCTGTCTTCTTCACCCAGAGGGACAATAATCTCTATTTCATCAGTTGCCATTTTATTTATTTTAAAAACTTTTTTTTATATTTTTTTAAAATAAAATGGAAACTGCTACTCCTACCCTAATCCCCAGGAATAATATAAATTTTTATTTGGCTCTTCCTGTCAATCTTCTTGATACTCGTGAAGACACCTACACAGTAACAATAAAATTACCAGCGGATACAGAGTTTCCCACAGATCTAACTGATCTCATCAAAGAAACCAAGCGTGTCATTTCTTTTGATGAGATTGTTGGGAAAAACGCATCTGGAACTACTGTATGCACAAACACCGAATGTGCTGGCTACGCTGCTACAGAACAGATTACTTATAGCATCAAACCACTCTACCCTCCACGCACAACATACTTGTACGAATACAAACCCAAAATAGGTCTTGTTAAATATGTTTCTACAACCATCTCAAGTGTTTCTCCTTCATCCTCAAGTTTATTGTCTGAAAACGATTTTGCCATCTTCAGGATCTCGTACGATTTAAAAGATTTTAAGGATTTTGAGAGTTTTAAAAAGCTTTACGATTCGATTGTGGAAAACCAGAATTATCTTGTCATGCTCAATGAAAAGAATTTTATCGAACACAACTTGAGTGTGCTACAACGCATTATAAAAACCAACAAGATTACTGTAGGCACACTCAAACCCCTTAAAAAATCCCAAATCGAACAAATAATCAAAGGCACAATGAGACCAGAAATCCTTACCCCAAGACCAGGGGCAACAAACAGTCGGGTAAAAATGACAGGAACTCCGCGACCCATGTCTGGAACTCCAAGACCCGTCCAGTTGAAACTCCAATTGGGAGGAAAACAGATATCATTAGGCCCAAAAATGATGATGAATTTCAACCAGAGATAAGAACCCACCCATTTTTAGGATTTTTTAAATCCAGTTTCCTATAATCCTTCTTATTCAACAAGAACCTGTGTTTAATAAGAATGTTTGGAACGTATTCTATATCTGTCTTGAATTCCTTGGCAAACCACCCTACCGCATCCATGCTGACCTGCGACGGATATAGGATCTGGGATTGGAGGGTGGTTTCACAAAAAATGGATTGGAAATCGAGTGGCAACGACAGGAATAATTTTTTGGCATTGGGATTTTCCATATTTATCAATCTCACCAATTTTGGTAGAATTATCCGTTGGTGTCTCATAAAGTAAATATCAAGCATATCTGGCAAGGGGAAAATAACACGTGTTGCTGGATTTTTTTGGTAATAAATCTCGTAATTTTCTCTAGAAACCGGAAGGTAAGGATTGTCTGTTAAAAAAAGCACCCCATTTTTATAGGATAAGAAGCAAGGAAGATTCCTATAATCCCGAAGGACGATTGGTTGATGGATGATGATACCCAAACATTTTTCAACGAGCACTTTGTTGTTATTGGGAAAAACACTATAAAAATGGGAAAGAATAGCGCGATGATAATGACGGAAATAATCCTGGATACGATTCATAATTATAACCTCCTCTTCATCACTATAATAGGCGTTAAAATTAGAAAAATCAGACGCCACCAATCGATTATCACCAGAGACCCCATAACACTTGTATTCACACACATCGTATTCGCATTCCCTGGAATAATCTTCTATTCTTCCAGATTGGGTATTGTGTGGAAGATTCATAAGACAATCCCAAGAACTTTCTAAAAAGACACGATCCAAGAGTTTGGCATTTCGTTCCTTTATTTCTGATCGGTAGTACCTTTGGAAATCAACAGAAAACAACAATTCATCCCGGGTGATTGGCAGCTTTCCATCCAACCACTTTTCTTCATCCTCTTCTTCTCCTGTAAAGGGGACGGATACGTGCAAGAAAATCTTGACGATTGGGTTTTCGAGATCGATATGTGATCTGGCCCTTAAGCTTCGTGCCATTGCTTGTGATGTATCTGCGATGTTCCACGAAGGCGTCAAAATATGGATTTGTCTCACATTTTTCAAACTGATTCCTTCTTTTGTCTTGTTGGTGCTCATGACAATCTGGCAATACTCCCCGTGTTTGTTTTCGGGTCGGTTAAAATAATTGATAAAATCCTGGAAATCTTCTTCATTTGCCACCCGATCATTCAAAAGGATCATCCTATCACCCTTTGCGTCCACAAGATCTTTTTTTGATGTGATCAATTTGAATCCAAAAAGGGTCTTCAATATGCTCATAAACAACAATATACCACTCCCTTCCACCAAATCAGAAAAAACATAAATCAATTCTTTAGGGTTATTCAATATTTGACCCAATACATAGGCATACGAAACAGAAAATTGTTTCAATAAATCAAGAATCGAGCCAACCGTCATGTTTTTATAATCCCCAATTGTCTCCAAAAAATTGGGGCGCAAAACAAATTGTGGCGACACAAATTTTTTGTAGCCCTTTTCTCCGGTTTCTTGATTGGGAAAAACAAACAAAGAGGCCTGCTTCGACGCCGAATAAAAAGAAGATTTTGCTGTGCCTATTTCTTCTCCCTCACCCCATCTTTCTTTCATAAAAATTTCAGTATAAATACTGTTCTGGAAAGGGTCCATGCGGTGCGCCACGATCTTTATATTTTTCATGGGGTCGTAGATTCTGCCTTCATACCTAATGACAGCGTTTGATAAACGCCTTTTCACATAAGACACGTACCCTTGGATGTGGCGAATAAAATCCAGACGGCCCTCGGGTTTCCATTCGTAGACAGGGATCTCAACTTTTTCGAAAATTTTTATATTTTCCTTTACCCTGAAAAATGTTGAAATAAATTCCAATCTTGATAAATGTTTTTCTTTAGGTAGAACCAGGTTCAACAAGGGGATAATCTCGTCGGGTTGATCCCGAATAGGAGTGCCAGACATGACAAGTAATTTCTTGAAATCAAGGAGGCCCAGGAATTTTATAATGGTGTTGTAGGACTTTTTATCCTCTTCTTTATTGGTTTGCACGAGGTGGTGTGCCTCGTCAATAATGATGATTGATTTGTCATAGTGTTCCTTTATCCATTGATCGGTGCGTCTTGAAAATTCACTTGCGATTGTCCCAAATGTATAGAACTCATAATGATCCTTGGCAAGTATGGAATTCCAACGACCCCTCATCCTGTCTTCGGGCAACGATTTCATATCTCTTTCCAAAAGAGAAGAAAGGCGTGTGGAGAATCGTTTGATCTCATTCTTGTAATTGGCAATCTGGGTCTGGTTGTGTGCGATGTAAATGACCTTTTTGTAAAACTTGTCCTGTTTGGCTAATTCAGTCATGGCAACCGTAACCGCGCTTTTACCGGTTCCCATCTCGTGGTAAATAAAGAGAGAATCGTAAAGCGTCCATTGGGTCATGTAGCGCGCAATATTGAGTTGGTGTCGAAAGAACATGTCGTCTTGGCCACTCCAGAATTCTTTTTTCTCAACAATACGATTGTAAAATTCTTCATCCTGTATAGAAGGATACCCAGGAAGATAAGAGTCATAAGGAATTATCATTATAAAAATTGTTATTTATAATGATAAATTTTTTAATTCTAAAATTAATTTTAGTGTGAAAAATTAACGGATGGGTGGGAGGATCTTTTCAGGAACCAAAGGCACATTCAGAGAAGGTGGCATCAAGAAATATTCTTGAGGGTAAGCAAGGACGGATTTTTTCTGGGTGTCTTTGGATTTCTTGTCCAATTCACATTGTTCGCTCTCACAGCTCTTTACCGATTCGATACTTTTTTTCCTGATTGGCAGAATTGTCAGCCCCATGTTTGTTTTTATTTAGGGCAATATTTTTTTGTGTATAAAGAAATAATGAAACCTGATAAAAAAAAAATTATTAAAACAAAACCCAAATCGGGTGGTTTATTTATTCCAGATTTTGAACAAAAAATCAAAGATTCAAAAGGTGTTGTAAAGAAGCCAAAAGGAAAGCTGGCCAGGGCTTCTAAAGTAAGGCCTTTCTTTTTACCCCCATTGAACACGAATATCAACTTGTCCAAGATGAAGAAACAAAAAATTTCGAAAAAAAAACTGGCAAGGGCATTGGTCCTGCCTGAAAATTATAATTTGAAAGATCACTACCCGATTGTGGTCTGTGGCGACCGGAATGACCCATCGATAAGCCAGTACCAACAATACGCGTGTGGTTGCTGTTGGGCGTATGCCATAGCAACCGCCATCAGTGATGTGTATGTTGTTGTCAACAAGTTTCTTACAAACCCAAACCTGAGTTGGACCTATTTATTGACTTGCTACCCGAATGAATTTGATCAGGGGGAAGGAGATTTTCCACCTTCCGCACTATGTGGTGGTGGTGATGTTCCTATGGCCTTGGCCTGGGTTACAAGAAAAGGTATCCCTTCGGCCATGTGTGTGGATTATGCGTGGTGTCTTAACGACCCAAATTGCACAGGCACCGCTACAAACACAAAAGACATGAATAAAAATATTCCTTCTTGTGGGTGCTACAACAGTGGAAATTTTTATCGTTATGGGATCAAGGATGTCAGGAGCATCGCACTGGATGACTCGAATGATCAGAACCCCGAACAGATATTAACAATCCATTCCCAGATCCGGCAGCACCTTTTCGTGACTGGGACAATGGTGGGGTGTTTTATTGTTCTTGAAAACATTGTGGGTGTCAATCCAAATTCATTAAAAACTGGTGATTTTATAACTTCTAAAAATCCAGAAGGAGTGTACCTTGAATGTGTGGGTGTAGAAGAAGAACTAAAAGTAGAAACCCCAGAAAGCGGGAACGAACTGGACATGTGTATCTACAAATACGAAAATGAAGAAGCCGTCAAGCCAGACACCCCAGGAGAAGCACTGGGTGTCTTGGGGGCTCACGCTGTATCCATTGTTGGTTGGGGTATGGCACCCGTGAGTCGTTCCCTTATTCGTCCCGATATTGAACGATTGTACCCATCGATACGAACATCAGAAAAAGACCCTTCCATGGTCATGGTGCCTTATTGGTGGGTCAGGAATTCGTGGGGCACGAGTTTTGCCGAGGGCGGATTTTTTAAATTCGCAGCTTATCCCTTTAATCGTATTTCTTGTGTTGATAGGAGTATCAAAATCACTACTGACGGTAGAACCATCAGTGCTGGTGGGTGCATCCTTTTTTTTCCCGATCAAGCCATTCGTGATAGTTTTCCTGAAAACGACCAAAAAGGCAAAACACAAGTAGCGTCGGGTGGGGGTGGAAAAGGTGATAAGGGTGCTGTCGAAACCGGTCATTTTGAAGGTGCGAAAAAGGAAGCCGCTCTTGGTGATACTATCCCCTACACCCAATTATCGTATTTACCAGCAGATGATGTTCTTCCACAAGTAGGAACATACCAAGCACCCACATCACCTGGACCAGCACAAGCACAAGGAGAAGAGAAAAAACCAGATGTCATTACATTTCCACCCGAAGAAGAAGCTGTTGTTGTTCCAGAAACAGCACCACAAAAAACAAATGGTTTGAAGAATATTTTATTTCTCATCATACTGCTTGTTGTTGGGTTATTTTTATTATGTAAATTTGTTCCAGACAAATGCCCTAAATTTATTCGTTCTTATTTACAACCAAGTTCTGCCATAATTCCACCAAAAGGAGTAGCACCGAGGGTCATAGTGCCACCACTGCCTCCAACAGGGCTTGTGCCACGAGTAGCACCCATTCCACCGCGTGTTGTTGTGGTGAAGAAACCGGCGGCGGCACCCATTCCACCCCGTGTTGTTGTGGTGAAGAAACCGGCAGCGGCACCCATTCCACCGCGTGTTGTTGTGGTGAAGAAACCGGCAGCGGCACCCATTCCACCGCGTGTTGTTGTGGTGAAGAAACCGGCAGTGGCACCCATTCCACCGCGTGTTGTTGTGGTGAAGAAACCGGCAGTGGCACCTGTTCCACCGCGTGTTGTTGTGGTGAAGAAACCGGCAGTGGCACCTGTTCCACCGCGTGTTGTGGTAGGCAAAAAACCAACAGCGTTGCCACCACCTGCTGTTATGGCTGTGAAAAAACCAGTAGCACCTATTCCACCACCGATCGCTAAATAAATTTTTGTAAAATAAATAAATTATTTTTATTTATTTTTATTTATTTTTATTTATTTTTATTATTATTTTGTTTAATCTTTATTCTTACGAGCACGTTTGACTTTTTTGATTTCTTCTTGGGGCTTTTCTGGTTGTTCGCTCACATAAGCAGGGTCAGTGTACTTCTTCTTTTCATCCACCGATTGTTCCTTCCAAAGCTTTCCAAGGGCCTTTGCTACTTCCCCGAACGTCAAAGTTGGGTTCTCTGATTTTATAATCTTTCGGTGATGGTTGCAGAAATTAATATAAGCAGAAGGGGCCTTGTTGGCATTAACACGACGACGGGGCTTGATCTTCAGCTTCTCTTTCTGGGTCTCCTTCCACAGCTCGTCAAGTTGTTCTTGGGGGATGTTGAATTTTGTTGAGACATTCTCAATAAAAGTCGAGAAATACTGAGAAATCGTGTTCTGGATAGCGGCATTCATTGTTTTTGTTTTTATTATAAAAAAACCTCTTTTTAAACCATTTTGGATTCAATAAAAATTTATATAAAAAGTAATTTTAAGTAATTAATAAAAAAAAATGTCTGATTCATCTATACAAAAATTATCTTTATTACCACAACAAAAAAAATCAAATCCGGCTATGATTGTTGTCGTATTTGTTGTAATAGTTGTTATAATTATTATAGTTGTTGTGTTTACAATCACAAAGAAAAAAACAGATGAATTAACAACTACCGCTGTCCCAACATCTTTATTTAATTTTACAAATCTAAAAAGTTTTTTTTCTACGACAATGACACCCACGATGACCATTGTTCCTACCACGACAATGACACCCACGACGACCATCGTTCCTACTACGACAATGACACCCACGACGACCATCGTTCCTACCACCACTATCAAACCCACGACGACCATCGTTCCTACCACCACTATCAAGCCCACGACGACAATCGTTCCTACCACTACTATCAAACCCACGACGACCATCGTTCCTACCACCACTATCAAGCCCACGACGACAATCGTTCCTACCACTACTATCAAACCCACGACGACAATCGTTCCTACCACTACTATCAAACCCACGACGACAATCGTTCCTACCACCACTATCAAACCCACGACGACAATCGTTCCTACCACTACTATCAAACCCACGACGACAATTGTTCCTACCACCACAATCAAGCCCACCACCACCATGATGCCAACCACTACAATCAAACCCACCACTACCATGGTGCCCGCGACAATCATCACATGGTTCAAGTTTGACAAGGACGACCTCACTGGGACCTCTGTGAAAAACTACGGCACACTTGGGGATGGGACGATTGCCCCTACAGGCGCGACAATCAGCACCA